AGGGGGCAATGCGAGCCTGTAGTCTCGCATTGCGTGTACGGCATTCTCCTTTCAGGAATGCCAGGGGTGCTGCCGCACCCCGTTTTTGTGAAGGTGAGGAGGGGGCCCCACCAGGGAAGTGTCACTTCCCTGGAGCCGGCCCCCCTGCTTTGCGAGGGCCGGCTCCAGGGAAGTGACACTTCTGAGGAGCCGGCTGCCGACGCGGCAGCCGGCTGTGCCTGTTGGAAGAAAGAGGGCGGGCCGCTGGGGCGGCCCGCCAAGTTAGCCGCCCTCTGAGGGCTTTGCGGGCGGCTGAGGAGCTGTTTCGGGTTCGAAGTGTTTTTTCATTTCGTCGTATTCGGCTTTACGTTTTTGGAGAGCCTGGAGGCGTTCCTGTTCCTTTTGGTGAGAGAGGTTGTGTTGGATGACTAGGCGTTCGTCTTCCTCGCGTTCCTCGGAGTATTCATAGCCGGTGAATGGATCGATGTGTTGGCGATCTTCGACGTCGAAGTCGTTGGCTTCCTCTTCGGTTTCCTGGCCGAGAAGCGCCAGGCGCGCGTGAGCCTCCGCGCGAGTGATGGATTGGCGTCGCATCCGATCCGCGATCGATTCCGGCTCGGGTTGCCCCAGGCCGATGTCCACCGGGACGCCTGATGGAAATATGCGACGCTTTCCGTCTGTTGGATCGAAGTGATAGAGGCGGTCGTGTTCGTTTGGTTCCCTGAAATAAGTGCGACCGCGGTTTCCCTGAACGGTTATATTATGATCTTCGAGAACCTTTTCCAGTTCTTCCTCGAAGCTCGGGCCACGAAAGAATTCGGTGTTTTTGGGTTTCATGTTACTTGCCTTTTACAGGAGAATTGATTTGCCGACCGGCGCAACTAGCCGCCGTGCTTGGACGGAGTGATTTGCGGTGACTTGTAGAACGTCCTCGGATGGAACAGCGAACGGTTCCTCGGATGGGACACAGGTGATGAAGTCAGAGTTGAGTGCGGGAGATGAACCGAAGATGCGGGCGAAGTGCCAGTAATCGAGGGTGGTACGGAACTCGCCCGCGATGCGTGACCAGGCGGAACGAAGGTGGTCGTACCGATCCTGATAGCCGAAGACGTTGTCGGGTGAAGCGTTAGAAGCGTCGACTTCTTTATTGAGGATTGCTTGCTGGCCGATGAATTGAAGTTCCTGTTGGAAGTAATCTTCCTTAAAGCGATAGTTCCAGTGGCGCTCGAGACCGTCGGCGTAAATTGCCTTGGGACGAACGACCATGAGGGTCATGAGGTAACCGTGCTCCTCGAAGGTCCGACGCCAGCGCCTAGAGCGCATGCCGGTGATGCCGTGACCTTTGAGATCGGCGACAGGATCGTCGCCGGGGGCGGTTTGGATGACCTCCGAGAACTTGATTACGTCATGCCCAGCGCCGATGAGCTCCGGACGCTGGAGTCTGGCGTCCGAATAGCGGACGCCATAGAACCGGAGGTATTCCGAATAGCGCGAGCCATAGCGGCTGCGGTTTTCTTGATAGCGCTGGATCGCGCTGGCCTCGCGAAGCTCGTTGATAGAGATGCCGGTGACGGCCGACAGATCGGCGTAAATGTTCGGAATTTTAGACGTGTTATTGCCCTGAATGCGGAACTGCTCACCGGCCGCATCGGCAATGGGGGCAGTCCAATTGGACCCTGTAGCGCCCGTGCCGTCCGACTGAAGCCAGGTCGGCGGATTTTGGTCATAAACGTTGGTGTTATTGCCAGCGATGCCCAGCACGCGTGCTGTGTCGCCGATGGGGATCGTGACTTCAGCCCCCTTCTGTTCCCAGGGTCGGGCGGAGGTGAAATAGTCCTTGGGCCAAGCGCCGTTTTTGAGGGCGACGGAGGTCGTAGTGTCCGGGCCGGACGTCGTATCGATGACGAGCTCAGTTTGCAAATCCTGATCGCGAAACCATTCGTTGTAGATGAGCGCGTAAGCGCGGAAGGGAAGGGCGGAGATGGGAAGAGAGGCTACGCCAGGGGGTACCCCCAGGTAATCGGCCAGGGAACCCACTGCGAAGCCAGTGGAGACCGGAGTAGTGATTGTGGGATATACCGACGCGTCCTCACCGTCTGGCCCGCCGGTAATGAAGTCCTCGAAATCATCCCAGACGAGGCGCGTAGGAACAAAGAAGTCGTAGATGTGGACATTAACCTTGTGCATGACAGGTGCCAACATGGGCGCGCACCTGATGAGGGCTGAGGTTGCCTTCTGTAAACTATCACCGGGGAGTATCTCCTGAAGGTTGATAGGAACGAGCTCGCCGAGATCCATAGAGGCGAGGAAAGTGTTTGAGAGGTTAAATTTGCTACGTTTGAGCATTAGTAAGATCGCTTTCGCTTTTTAAGATTAGACTTGTAGACCATGCGTTCGTATGCAGGCGCGTTTACTTCCAGACATATCGACTTATAGACTTGCGAGAACGTAAGAAGACCCGAATGCGTTTCCGCATACTGCCGCAGTAGTTGCACTTCCGCTTTTTTTGCATCGAGATTAATCTCAGGAGCGTCAGGACTGCGGCCAATTTGTTTTCGGAGTAATCGGGTGAGGTATCTTCCAAGAGGATATGGCTTACCACCGTGGCGCAAAGCACGAGGAACATCAGGCATTGCAGCCAGGAAAGCGGGAGGAAGACGGAGCAGACGATCAGCAATGTCAGGTATAGCGCCAGCACCTAGTCCACCTCCATGTCGGGACATACGCGCGAATTCAGGATGGCGTCCGCCAAGTCTGAAGTCGTTGGTGTCCGTAAGTTTCTTTGTAACATAGCCGCATATATAAGAGGCGCTAGCTCTTTCCAGTGTACCCACATCTGCGCCTCCATAAGGCCAGTGTCGTTGGATAGCACTACATGCATCACAACAGTAGATTCCGGCCTTAGTCTTGTGGAGCCTTTGCGAATGTCTTGTCCTAATATATCGGCAGCTCGGAATTCCAAAGAGCGCAAGGTGGTAATGAGGTCGCTCAGAGTCATCTCCGTACTCGCCGACTGCATAATACCTAAGTCGTCTTCCGAGCTTATCTTGTGCAAAGCGGATCCTCTTCAGAAAGTCGGTGAGATGTTTCGGGACTAACGTTCCTCCTGCTGGGAGATTATCTTCGTCGTATGTGAGCGTGACGAATGCTGTATTGCCGGGATAGAGCGATGCCTCGAGCATGAGACGATGGCTCCATTCCCGGCGTCTGTTGATCCGACAGGCCATGCACTGCCCACAGGGCATGATCATGTTGCGGATCAGTGTTGGGTTCTGACAAAGGCCCATGGGTTCCTTACAGGCGGAAACCGATCTTGGGGGGCATTCCCCGGCCTCTGGCGAAGCTTCTGCGGCGTTTGCGACCGCGAGATTTACGACGTCGCCTCATGTTTTATCCTTCCCACTTATTGAAACCACGTTTCTTCTGGAGCCAGTTCTTTGGTCTGTCGCGGATCTGGTACTCCTGCTTGAAGGGATCGAACCGCCAGTATTGGTCGTCCCGGATTGGTATGTCCGGAGGGTTGTGATTAAAGCCGACAGACGGCATGACCCGATTTCGAAAGCCGTGGGCAAGCTGTCCCCAAGTATCATCCTCAGTTCGATCTTTTGAGAATTTAGAGGCTGTAACTGCCCAGCCAGTTTTCGTTCGAGTATATCCGATATCTGCGCCCACACCCGCTTCCTGCGATGGCTGTCCAGGCGCTGAAGATTCGCGTTTGACTGGCGTGTCCTGTACCAGGGGCGAGGGTTTGACAAGCCCCGAGTCGGGTTGACCTTCGACATAATAACGCTCTCCTGGGGAAGGAATACCGGGCTGGGGGGCCTGCCGGGACTTGGCTAGTTGAGAGCCGAGGAGCTCGTTCTCCAGTCCCATGCGTTGTAACTGAAGCTGCTGCGCTGCCTTTGTAAAGACATCCAGTCGCTGGCTTTGCGAACTCGTAGCGTCCACCGCTCGAGATATATCTTGTCCCGCCGAAGCAAGGCCGGAGAGTGGATTAGTGCTGCCGCTAGAAACAGGCGCGTAGGATACGGCAGGCGCGCCCATAGCGAACAGGGGAGAAATACCAGCCGCTCGGGCGTCTTCGGCTTTCCATTGGATGCCATGTTGGGCGAACTCCTTTTGGTGCTTGTATTCCTGTTTGGCGGCCTTCTTGGCGCTGTTTGCGCCCATGAGGCCGCCGACGATATTCGCTCCTGCGGCGATGAGGTTGCCGATCATCCGAGGAACTCCCGATCGATCCACCACCGATCATAAGCCCAGACGTGGGCACAGAATTCGTGATCGTAGAGCATTAACATTTGACCTTTGAGTTGCGGGTAAAGCGAGCCGTCTTCATTCCATTACGGCCGCCTTTGCCTTGAGCGAAAAGTACCTCGCGACGAATACCACGGTTTTTGCAGACCGATTTTTGCGAGGTTGCCGACGCGGTCCCGCTGTAGAGCTTGACAGCTCGCGTTGGAGCCGCAGCCATGCGGCGTGCTGGCGCGGGGTAGACACCAGAGTTGTCGATGAACGGAGTTGTGAGGATCGTTCGAGTAAGCGCTGGAGTGACGAACGATAGCGTCGGCGTGGAGACAGCGGGGTATGTGAGCCCCATAAGTCGAGTTGTAGGAGGGGCAGTTCTGGAACTAGAGATGGTACCATCTCGCCCTCTTGACTTTGCCATGTGGCTCTCCCGCTGTCAGTTAGCAGAGTGACTATCAAGTAAGTCACTCTGCTGTGTCAAGCCCATTCGGGCATCTAGGGGGCAATGCGAGCCTGTAGTCTCGCATTGCGTGTACGGCATTCTCCTTTCAGGAATGCCAGGGGTGCTGCCGCACCCCGTTTTTGTGAAGGTGAGGAGGGGGCCCCACCAGGGAAGTG